ATGACACTTAATGAAAAAGCATTCGAGATTTACAACGCACTACCCCACGGTGCGGCACGGCTTGCATCGGAGATATACGGCACGAGCTTCTGGTACTTCAAGAAATTGATTACCGATATACGCACACCGATAGAGGGGCTGAACAAAGCCGTCAATGCGATGAAGGAAGCTTCGAAAAAGGTAAAAATAAAAGTTGATGCACAGACCAACGATGTGCATGCGCTGGCTACCGAATTCGATGTATTAATAAGGCTTGCTGCAAAAGAACTATTGTTAAAAGAGGCTGAAAAAATTGCAAGCAAGTAGTATGGAAACAATCCAAAGAAATTGGAAGAAATGAACAAAGCAGACTATTGGAAAATCATTTCAGCAATATGCGTACAGAACAAAGATAATTGAATGCCTGAATTCTTAGGGGACATATTGGTAGTAAGCAAGGACGAACTTGTCCCGCAATTCTTTTCAAGCTATGACGCTTTGCGAATGAGTTTGAAAAGGTATGAAGACAAGCCTTACGGGATCAAGCGTGCCATGAAAGGCGGTAACGGTCGCCGATTATTGGTGTTGTTCGATACCTTACCCAAAGGAGTACAGGAAAAGCTTAAAGACCCTAGAAAAAAGGATCATCCGCTGGAAGATAGATATACTACAAATCTATTTACCCGCAATTACTATCAAGATTATAGATACCCTGACGGCCGCACCTTACGCCCTGAAACCATTGAAAAGTTGATCGTCAATGCAAATGTATTACAAGCACTTGTAGGCTTAGAAGCCGATCGCAGAAGTGAGATAATAAGAATGGGTGGTAACCTGGGTACCGTAATGAAATTAATGTATCGAGATGCCGTGAGTTTCAACAAAATACTTCTACGTGAAGCATACGGTGAGATTCAACACACTTTAAATAGTAATTACAGACGATTTAAAGAGCAATACAAGTCCTTTAAAGTTGCCTATAATGAAAGCCCAAAAAACGGACTGAAGACATTGATATATGATGCCGAAGGTAAAGCCAAGCAAAATGCCTTAGTGATCAAAGGTGAGACCGCCGAATTATTGAACAACCTTTTTGCAGGTCAAGACTACAAGCTGAATGCCACAGAAGCGGCACGCCAATACGAAGCCTTTTTGGGAGGTTATATACAGGTAGTAAATGAGAATACGGGCGAACTGTACGACCCCAAAAACTTCAAGACATTAAGCATCAGTGCTATCAAGACTTATCTACGAAGCTATGAAAGTAAGATTGGCACACATGCCAAACGAAGTGGCGACCGTCAGAAGTTAATGCAAGACTTTATCCCGTATGAGAGTATGGAACGCCCCGTATTCGCTGGTTCTATCATTTCCATAGATGACCGCCAGCCACCCTTTGAATACGAGAAAGGGACAAGGATGTGGTGGTACATCGGCATTGACTTGGCCAGTGAAGCCATTGTGGCATGGGCTTATGGAAAGACAAAAAAGGAAAAGGAACTGATCCTGAACTTCTATAAAAACCTTGTTGCAAACCACCATAGCTGGGGCGTGAACCTGCCCATCGAATTGGAGTGCGAAAGTTCATTGAACAGCAGTTTTAAAGATACGTTCCTAAAAGATGGGACAATGTTCGAGAAAGTGAACATCCATGCCAATAGCGCACGTTCCAAGATGGTGGAACGCTTTTTCAGGGAACTACGCTACGAACTGGAAAAAGGCAACTTAGGGTGGATCGCCCGTCCCTTTGCAAGGTCGGAAGCCAATCAGGCAGGGCCACAAGCAAAGACCATCATCCCTTATGACAAATTAGTACAGCAATGCTTTGCCAATATCATAGAATGGAACAATCGCCCCAAGAAAGGGACAAACATCAGCCGTTTTGACTACTTCAAGAACAATCAAAACCCCGATATACAGCCAACCAATTACAAGTCATTTATCAAGCATTTAGGCAATTACACTGAAAGCAGTTGCAAGGCTGGAATCATGCAATTACAATACAAGGAATGGTTACTGGGTGATAATGGAACGATATACACGGGTGAAGACCTGATACGCTTGTTAAAACAGGTCGAAGGCCGATCAATTGACATATACTGGATCGACGACAATAAGGGCAAAGTAATAAAGGCAATGGTCTATGACTGCAACGATGGACGATTCATCTGTGAAGCCCTACCAAAACCCATCAGTGCAAGGGCTAAGGCAGAAGAACAAGAACACCACCGTGAAGCCCGTACAATCATGGCAAAATACCGTTCGACGGTAACAGCTTACATGCAACAGCAAAAGAATAAGATTGATAAAGTAACGGTGATCGACAACCGCCCCACTACCGTGAGCAACTCATTTTCCATTGAAGGCTTTGAAACCTATATACCAAGCACCAAAGCTGTGGAAGTAATGGAAACACAGGAAGAAGAAATCATTTACAACCCGAATGCACATACCACCGTAAAACGCTGGCGTGAAGCATTTTAATTAAAATATATAACAATGACAGCGTATGAACTTGTAAATAAATGGATTAAAGAACTTCAAGAAGCTGGATTCAGTTATGATGACATGGTGGAAGTTTTTCAGTTGGCAAAGCAAAAGTTTGAAGCGAGATTTAGGCGTGTTTACATAGTTCGTGGAAGATACTACAAAGAAGCTGGAAGCGATGAAGTGAAAATCGCTAAACATTATGATGTATATAAAATGCAATACTACTATTTCAAAAAAAGATAAGATGAAACTAACAACAGAATTCAGACAAAAAGCAAGGCAGGCACTTTTAGAAGGCCGTAAGAATTACAGTGGTTCAGATACAGCCTTCGCACAAACATTCGGTATCAGTGCATCTGTATTCAGTCGTATCAAAAAAGGCGAAACCGAAGGCGTTTTAAGCGATGCCAAATGGCTGACCATAGGAAGGGAATACAATGTTACCCTGAAAAAGAATTCGTGGAAGATAGCCCGCACAGAAGTGTACGAACAGATCGAAGATAATTTGACCTTCTGTAAAAGTTACAGTAAGGCTATGATATTGGTGGATCAGTGGGGTATCGGCAAAACCGAATGCAGTAAACACATCATTAAGAAATTGAGCGATGCATTTTACTTGGATTGTTCCCAAGCCAAAACCAAACTGGAATTCATACGCGCCCTAGCAAAGGTTATCGGACTGGACAACAGGGGCAAATATGTAGAAGTCAAAAGCAATCTAAAATACTATTTGAACCAGTTGGACAATCCATTGATTGTCTTGGACGATGCTGGGGACTTGGAATATCCTGCCTTTTTGGAATTGAAAGAATTATGGAATGCAACTGAAGACCACTGCGGATGGTATATGATTGGGGACGACAGCCTACAAGCTAAGATCACCAAAGGATTGCAAAAGCAGAAAGTGGGTTATGGCGCAATATTCAGTCGCTTTTCAGATGGCTTCATATCCCTTGTACCAGTGGACAAAAAGAGCAAACAGAATTTCTTTATCAAATTGGTGGGTGATGTGGCCAGCATCAACACAAAGGCGCAAGCGCAAGTGCCTACACTGGTAAAGAAGTGCGTGGGAAAGGAAAAGACATTAAGGCATTTAAAGACCCTTATCCAAATGAGTGTGTAATCTATGTCGAGAGCCAAGACAGTAAAGAACTTATATGATCAGAAACACGACACTTTTCCATTTGAAGGGGTATGGGCAGAGGTATTCGGTGAGCCTGCCACATCAGGGATATGGTTGGTCTATGGCAAGGAAAAGAATGGAAAGACGTGGGGAACATTATTAATAGCGGACTATATGAGCCAGTTTGAAAAAGTATTATACGTGAGTGCAGAAGAAGGAACGGACATGGAATTCACTGCAAGTTGCCGTCGTGCCAAAATTGACCCGAACAATAAGAACATCAATTTTATAGAGTACGAAACGGTGGAAGACCTATACAAGCGATTAAAGCGCAGAAAAGCCCCAAAGGTGGTGGTATTGGACAATCTGACCATATACAACGAAGAACTGAAAGCAAGTAGCATGAAACGGTTAAAACAGGACTTCCCGAACGTCCTTTTTATCTGTTTAGCCCATGAAGAACGCAATAAACCCTATACGGCTGCGGCGAATATGGCCAGCAAACTGGCAAAGGCCATCATACGGGTACAAGGGTTGACATTGTTGGTGGGCGGTCGTGTTCCGGGCGGAACATTAATGATTGACGAAGAAAAGGCAACACTATATCACGGTCAAGAAAATTAACAAAATAGAATATAGACATGAAAGCACAGGCAAGACAATTCATAAGCAACAATACAAGCATTGATTACGATATGACCCTTTTTGAAAAGGGTATGGAATGGCTAGATAACTTTTGGTTTGGCAATTATAAAGCTATACAGATGATGTCCCGTTCCAAGATATTTTGGAACTGGTGGGCGAACCAATGGCGCATCCGCACCGAACAGTGCATTTACGGAACTGGCTTTGACCTGAACGAATTGGGTATATCAGACTACGAAAAAGAAATCTTGGAAGATGCCTACCACAATGCCCATGACATTAAGAATAGTCGCCGCATATATCCAACCAACGGAATGCGTGATCTAATGCTCCAAATCAAAAACAACTTAAAAACAGCATAACATGACAAAGACCATTACCAAAAAAGAAGCAGAAGTGAAAGTGGCTGAATTAGTGGCGTGGCTTGCCCATGCTGACGATCTCAACAGTGAACGCAAACTAAAGGAAGTGCAACGGAATTACTGGATTGGTAAACTGGTTTTTATGGACGAACATAACTTGGATAAAATAATAATCAATTAATGGATAAATTTTTAATGATAAAGGACATCGAAGTGAGATACGAAATAGTAAACCATAATAATAGTGATATGAGTAAAATAGATTTAACACAGTTAAGCGCAGACCAGCGCAAAGAATTAATGAATGAACTTGGACGGCAGAATGCAGCTGAAAAAAAGCAATTGGAACGTGAACAAAAGAAGTACGAAAAAGAAAAGTATGCCTTTGTAAAAAAAATGTTTGCCAAAGGCGCGGCACTGCACCAAGCCTTAAAAGAATTCAAAGAAGAACTGGCAGAAGGGATGGATCAGCACGCTGTACGTCTTGCCAATTATGGAAAGATACGCAAGAATTCTAAAGGTGGGTTTCAGATTGAAGATGAAAGCAATACCGAAAGGATCAAGCGAATTCGAGACACTGAACCAACATGGGACGAACGTGCCACCAAAGCTGAATCCTTAATCAAGGAATTTTTAATGGACACGGTTAAAAAGCGTGATAAGAAAACATTTGAGATGTTAATGGTCTTTTTAGAGCGCAACAAAAATGGCGACTTGGAATTAAGCCGTGTAATGGACTTGCTACAATTTGAGGACAATTACGATGATGTTCGCTGGAAAGAAGGTCTAAGGCTGCTTAAACAGTCCTATAGGAACGTGCTAAAAGGGTTCGGCTATCTGCTTCAAGAAAAAGGAACAGACGGCAAGTGGAAATCACTGGTATTAAACTTTTCAAGCATATAGGTATGGCAACAGACGTAAAAGTAAACTTTGAAATAGTTGGAAAAGAGGAATTGCGAACCCTCTTTTTGGAATACGTGGCCGATACACTTTAAAGAAGCACATATCCAGTTATCAAAGCCCAAAAGCATGACTGATGAAGACAGCACAGAATTGTAAAGCAAGACCCAAAGTGATCCTAATGGTAGGGATAGAACGCATTGATGAAAGAACCGTAAAGGTCAACGGTAAACTCGTGATTCAGGATATGAACGGCAAGTGGATCACAAGTCATTCTATGACACCAGCAGAACGGTACGAATTCAATCATTTATATCAATAAGGATTCAGGAAGCAGTAAAAAAAGTGCCACTTGGAATTCATAAAACCATAAGGAATGAACATCACAAATGCCCAAATACAGAAAATACATGGTTTGCTTCCTACTCACATCAAGAATGACAAGGAATTAAAAGAATCCATCATCATTGAGTACACGCAGGACTTCACGAAGTACAGCACAAAGGACTTGACCTTCGAGCAGGCAAATGCCTTGATCGTGGACTTGGGTGGTAAACCTGTATTTAACGAGTGGGCAGGGTTCACTATCAAAAAAGATTCGCACCGATACATCTTAAGCCTGTTACAACATGCGGGATGGGTACGATATGACAAGCAATTAAAGCGACATGTGGCGGACATGCCACGCTTCGGACAATGGCTTCAGGGTAAAAAGTCGCCCATAAAAAAGCCTCTGAAAAAGCAGAGTAAGGAAGAAATAAGTAAGACCATCGTCGCACTGGAAGGGGTCTTGGAATTTGAGTTGAAGAAGGCATGAAGAAGCGGCCGTCCCTACAAGACTGGCAGAAACTCAAAAGGATATATGAAAGTCAGCCCATAGAAGACCATATACAGACCTATACGGCACAATGGAAGGATGTATCGTTAAATTTTTCAAGCCTTTAACAATGATTACGATACACGAAATACCAGCAAAACAGTACGAGGTCAATGGTAAACAACTTTACAAACGTAAGGACGGTAACTGGATAACCATTGATGAAGAACTGACTACTGAAGAACGAAACGCCTTTAACAATTACATCAAAGACCATGGGTAAAGTAACCATAAAACCAATAACAGATAGTAGCCTAAGTGTACGAAAAAAAGTAGTGTATAAAAACATGGATAACGATTGGGTGGAAGTTTCAGAGCTTACACCAAGTGAAAGCAAAGCTTTTACAAGCTATAAAGAAGACATTATAGACCAAAACGTAACACCATTACCAGAAGTTACATACATTTTTTAGTTATGCAGATAGAAACAAACAAACAAAAAGGGTTTTGCAAGCATTCCAACGCCTATATAAAGGTTATAAGTGTGGTTTGTACTGTAGAAGAGCTGGTAGACTGCTGTCTAGACTGCGGCAAAGAATGGAATTATAGAATAGAATGTTACGTATGACTTGGAAGCAAAAATACAGCGAAAACAAAAAGCTAATAGCATTATACGATAGCTATTTAGCAGTTGCAGAATTAACCATTGATAGTAGGTTAAAACTCATAACTGAAATAGGACGCTTAAACCAGCAAAACAAATATATAGAGCAAATGCCCGTATCGGATTTTCACAAAGACACAAATGATTATACGTTTAAAATTAACTGGATGTGATGCACTACGTTTTAAAGCTCAAAATTACATACGAACAGCTTGTAACGTTAAATCAAGTTTGGGGCTATTTAGACTTTTTAGACGAAACCAAGCCCGAAAATAGAGCCATTATAAGCATGGCACGAAAACTAGCCGAAAAGCTTACAAAAAAGCAGGTTTCAATGCAGTTTAAAGAGCGTAAAAAGGATAAAAAGTATACTCTTTCATTTGAGTATTACCAAGCCTATTTTTTTGAACTGTTGCTACGTCGAAGCCTGCCTATTTTCCCAGAAGTTTACGAGCAAGTAGTAATACATAAGATGGCAAACGAATTACACCAGCAATTACGATAATGGATACATTAAGAACAATATACACTATTAAAGGGCGAAACATCCAAATATTCTGGGAGTTTCACTACGATTTAGAAGGCTATTTAACAGACTTTAAAATAGAGGAAGGACGCCTAAACGAAACCCAAATAAAGTGGCTTTTTAACCCCTCTAGGTTTCCGTACAGGGAGTCTGCAATAAATACATGGAAAGCTATTAAAAACTTTGAAATAACCATAGGAAAACCAGCAACTTATTTAAACCAACGCTATTGGGAAGATAGCTACGGCAGCATATAAACATAAAACACTTAAAAAAATGGGGTTGCGTTGTATAGCCTTCTTATTTACCTTTGTTTACGTACAATGGCACGCCGTAACGAACTCATATTAATACGCAACAAAAATGTAAAACTGCGCTATAGGGAATTAGAAATAAAGAACCCTCACTGGAAGCATGGCGCAATTATTGAAGAACTTATCAAAGAATTTTATATAAGTAAGTGTACCATTACTGCAATCCTAAACAATGAAAGAGGTTACGCTACAGCAGTATAAAAAATATTAACTATCTTTGTAACAGTAAAACTCTAAAGTGTAGTACCTAATAGACTGAATCTATCAAGGCAATGGCTTTAGAGTTTTGCTATTTTATCTTATCAACGATTGAGTAAAAAAATAGGTTACCTTTAGGGTCTTCACATTAACAAATATTGTTGGAAAATCCAATTTTGAAAACATGACACAATGACATAATTTTGTGTCATGCCTGTAAAAGAAACTACAAAACAACAATATCATGTAATTAGACATGAGTACGCCAAACTAGCCAGTATTCAGGAGTTTGGGGTGCAAAAGCATTCCAATAACTGGATTATTTGCAAACTCGCAAAAATGTTCTTCAAATCGCCCACAACGATTGAAAACATTATCTATTACAGGGTTTGAATAATCCTGTTTACAGTTTAAATATGGGGTCGGTCTGTATTGGAATTTCCACCCCTCTTTGAATATCAATCCCCTTCACTTTCCCATTTACAAATTCCTTCATCGCTGAATAGTCCTGCAAGACACATTCAAAAGAAAGCTGGTACAGGTTTCCTGCATTGCCCGTGTCCACAGGTGCAAATGCCAGTCGTCGCATACTGCTGTAATTGTCACCATCCGTCCCATGAAAAAGCACATGTAAATGGTCTAATGTTTCAATGAACTGCAATGCCCCGTCTTCATTGTATGCCCCTTTAAAAGTATCCAAAAATGTTTCGTAATACAGAAAGAAGTCCACCTGTAAATTGACCTTTTGCACCTTCTTCCCAGTATCTTCCAGTTCCCGTGACCGAAAACTTAAAAATACCGCAGGTGTGGGGAAGGGATGTTCTTCTTCCAAGAAGTTCACCTGATTGTGCCACAAGTCCACCCATCTGACTTCGGGAAGGTTGTCTGTTATCTTTCCTGCTAATTCCTTGTATAGTTCTGTCCAAAATTGCATGTCATAATTGTTTTAAAGATTGTTTATATGCTTTTTAAATTCCGTTTCAATGCGCTTTATCCACCAATCGTGCAATTCCTTCATCAAGGTGTCGGAATGCCCTATGAATTGACGCTGGGGCATCTTTGCCACCATACGTTGCTTCTTGGTGAGTGCCATCCACTTCCAGTGAGCCTGCCCGGTAGCCTTGAACATATACCAAAAGAACTTCCTACTTTTTTCGGTCACAGGAATACTTAATGTACCCCCTTCGTTGTGAACCTTAGCGTAAGGAGCGTGTGTCCCGAATACCAGCTTTGATTTGCTACGGCTAAGGATTTGAAGGCTATCCCGTAAATGCCCCGTTTGGGTCAGGATCGCACCACCGGGACGGGTGTCATTGGTTCTTGAAGGCCAGGCCTTGAATGCGGTATCCGTCCATCCCTGATTCTGAAAGCTGTCCTTAAAGAAGTTCAAGGCGTGAACCGAAGAAAAGCGCATGGCACTATCGACCAGTTTCTTCCCCAGTTTCTCAAAGTCCGGTATGCTATTTTGATGGTTTGGCATTTTATTTGTAATTTTGTCTTTGTAATCAAGTTTGCGGCTTTGTCCAAGAATGGCAATTACAAAAAGGGCAATCTTAATTGGTTGCTTTTTTTCTTTCTATGACTTCCACTTTTTTATCCTTATCCACGATGATGACCTTTTGTATCGTTGGATAAGCCGCATTCCTGCTTAACATCCCTTTGACTATACCCGCCACTTCATCCATACTGGCATCCAGTTTTGAGGTGTCCAAAACAATGATTTCACTGCCTTGTTTTCCTGCTTTCCTAAATACATTTTTGAATTTCAATGTCGCAGGGGTCTTCCTGGCGTGTAGCTTTGACAGTTCAAAGGCATTCTGCACGTCTTTACCTGCTGAAGCTGCAATGGCGAAGAAGGGATGTTCTTCACTGTACACCGTCCCTGTCTTCCCGACATTGATTTGAAATTCAGGTCGTATGTTATCACTGCTTGGCTGACCTTCTGTGGGGGCATCAGTGGTCTGTACCACATAGCATCGGCATCGCCATCCGTTCGGCGGATAGTAAGTATCCCAAAACGGGTCATCTATGGGCTTGATGACCTTATGAAGTGCGCTGTGTTCTTCCCGCACCCTGTCATCCGCTACGGTTCTATACTCCAAATTCGGGAATAGGTCTTTATCCTTTTGGAAGGTCTGCCAATTCCGACCATGATGCCCTGCTTGTCTCGCTGTTTGCGATTCTGCCTGTAAATAGTTCCTATTATATTGCTTATTGACCTTCAGCAAGTCATCCATGAATTTCTTCTGTGGACGAAGCTGCCCGTCTTTGTACAGCAGTTCGTTGAATTCCTTTAACTGGGCATAGGTCTTCGCCCCTGAAAATCGAAAAATGTTGCGTTGCATGGCAAGAACCGTCCTGTCCTGCCCGATGTCACCGCCAAACTTTGTCCAGTCCTGTCCCCAGCCATCGGCACTGGCTTCGGACAGGTCGGCATAAATCTGATTGATAAGATTGGCATTTAAGTCTTCAGGATTTATCGTCCCATTATGAAGCCCTTTAGCGATGCGTTCTATTAATTTGGTATAGGTGGACAGGTCTATGGCTTCCACCTGTAAACCCTCTAGGATACTACCATAGAACGCCTGTACCTGTAAGGCGACCTTGTTTACCTTAGACTTTTTTTTTTCGCCCTTCTTATCATCGGGCGTGGGAAGGGATGGGACTAACTGCTTTAACCCTGTTATGGGAATACCTGTTTTTTCAGACAGGTATTCGATGTCTATTTCATAATGCGCACTAAGGGAAACCACTGCATCGATCAGTTCATCCAAATTCAGGGTTTCGGTATCGTCCCATTCAAAGGTGTAGTTTTCCAGACCTGCATATATGGGACTTAACTTGACCAGTCTTGGGATCAGTTCTTCATTGACCAATACTTCAATAAAGAACTTGTCCAGCCTTATCTTGGTATTCAGGATGTCGGCATGTACCTGCGCTGCGCCCACATGTGCCTTTTCATCGGTAGAACCCGTCGCCCCGTTGATACGCTTGGAAATCTCGTGATTGACCAGTTTGGCAAGGTCTTTAAAGACATTGGAATTCCCTGCCTGTGCCGCATTGCCGAATTGCACGGTCTCATTGCCGCGAAGTACCCCAAAGTGGTTGGACTTGAAGTTCAGCATATTTTCGTACAGTTCTTCAAACCGCTTTCGGTCTTCCCTGTCCGTTACTACGAACATGGGTGGGATTCCGTATTTTTCGATATAGTCCAGCCATGAGCCGATGCCCAGCTTCTTGGCCAGTACGATAGGTGCAAGCATGGCAAAAAGCCCTAGATTGTTGTCCTTGCCTACCTGCAAATAGAAGTCCTTTAACCGCCCCTCTTTATAATTCCACCCTGTGGTATCGCCCGGTTCCTTTACGATCAATCCCTTTTCAGGAAGGATATGTGCCATGTCCACTGCTTCGATCTCCTTTAAGTGACCATCTTCCCCGGTCTTATACATTTCAATGACCGTCGTTCCCGAATACTCTTTAAGCAGGGCTGTCCTTATAAAGTCAATGAACCAGTTCCTTTTGAAAAGGTTGGTCTTTTCGGGGTCTTCTGCCGAATTCTTGTCCACCATCTTGAAAGGGGAACTTTGTACCGCCTCAATACGGTTCATAACGGTGGCCATCAGATGATTGTCCAGCATCAAACTAAAGTACAGGTCTTTAAGTGGTGAACGGTTGGGCTGTTCCGGGTCAGTGGCCAGTAAAATAGCCATCTTCCATTCTTTAAGGGTCTGCCTTTGTATGGTCGTAGCGTTATAGGTCAATTGATCAGTAAGGCTGTCTGTACCTCTTTTGCGACTGGCCGCTTCTATATTCACAGTGCGCTGGTCTGCATGTTTAAAGAAATAGGCTTCCGCCTTTTTGTATAAGTATGAATCTTTAAATCCCATAATATCGTTGTTTACATGTAAAAATCATCGTTTCTAAGGTTGCCCCAAATGGATGTACTTTCCACATTGCCGTCTTCATTCACAGGCAATGGCAGTTCTAGGGTGATCTTGCCTGCTGCGATCTTGTCCAGTTCCTTCATAGCGTCGTCCACGTCGTCCCCTTTCGGTAATTTCCGGGCAGAATTGCGCCCATGCAATTTGGAAAGGGTAAGGATCACCAAGATGTCCACTAGGGCTTCATCCCGTATGGGCATTTCCGCATCGAAGATCGCCCCAACATCGTAATTGTCCCGTAAATAGGGTTTTACTTTTCCAATGGCACGCTTTTCGGCCTTGTCGATGGCCGCTTCAAAATCCTTTGAACTTTCGTCAATAAAGCGTTCAAAACTATCTGTCTTTAAGTCTTCTATTGTTAAATATTGCATTGTCCAATTTTTTAAATGCCTTTTGGGGTTTACCAAGTATTTACAGGTTTCATCTTCCCGGCACGCCAGTTGTCCTGTCCTTCTTCCACGTCATAGATATGGCGTTCCAAAAAGTCGATGCCACCCTTCTGTGCATCGGGAAAGTCGTCATGTGACTTGTAGCCGGGTTCTATTCCAAACAACTGGGACAAGCCCACCTGTGTGTCGTTGCTGGCCTTTAAAAGCTGGTTGTAATAGATGCGCCCGTTCTGGTAATAGGGGACTAGTTTAAAAATACGGTTGTACTTGTTCTGCGTGGGTCTGTCCACCTGAATCATATTGAGTTTAGTCCCGTGTTCCTTCTGTACCTCTTTGATGGTACGCTTGACTTCATCATTCCAAAACTGTGATTCAAAAAGCCAGTGTATGGATACCGTTATGGGCAAGCGTTTCTGATAATCGCACATGAAGGCCAAAGCTGCCCGCATTTTGCACTGCTTGACAAAAGAACCTATCACATAGAAGTTATCCCGATACAAACCCTGTATCAAAACGGCATTGTAATCCGATGTCGAAGTCCCGCCATAGGCCACGTCCCAATACCCACAGATCACCTTGTAATCATTTAGACGTAATGGTTTTGCCCATTGTATGTATTCGTTCTTAAAGATTTCCCCTTCGACATGGGGTTCATTGTTGTATTCCGCATAGGCGGCTAGTGTACCGATGTCTTCTTCTATTTCCTTGAAATATGTGGCACTGTACTTTTGATGCCAAACTGGCTGATAGGTCACTTTATCATAAGCCTTGATGTGGTGTACGACCCATTTGGGATGCTTTTCCTGCAATATGGTTTGGATCATGCGTGTTGCGAATCGGTTGTTTGCCTGAATGAAGCGACGTCTGTGTCCGTCCATAGTGGGGATCAAGCTGCGTTCCACCCATTTGACGGTCTTGTTCTGACGTTTTGGGCTTTCGATGGTTTCTTCCGTTTCAAGGTCATCAATGATGCACATGTCCGGTCTGCGGTTCTTCTTACGCAACCCCCGTACACTTTGCCTTGCTCCCAACGCCTTGCATCGCAGTCCGCCGTTGGTACAGAAATTACCGCTTTCCCAATCCCCTAACTTTCTTTGTTCCCCAAAATCCGCAATTATTCTTGGGTTGGCCTCGAATTCGGCTTGCAGGTCTTCCAACAGTTCGGCCGCCTTTTCCTTGCTTACCGAAATGACCACCAAGTATTCAAGATCATCATTCATCCATAGCCAAAAGGGCAGGAAAATATCACAGACCACCGACTTTGCCAAAGCCCTTCCCCATTGGCAGAAGCCTTTGAATGTCTTCCTTCTTTTGACCATCTGCATGAACTCCAATTGAAAGTCCGCATTTGGGGATTCGGCATAATGCGGGAAGTAGTATTCTATCATAAAACGGGGGTTTTTGCGTGCCTTCGCCTTGCGGTTTTCCTTGTCCGCCTTTGTCTCAAAGGGGTTCACCCCGCCCGAAGACTTGGCAAATTCCAGTTTCGTCTGATACCGTTTTAATGCTTCTTTATCCTGCTGCTTCACTTTTTCGGGCGGTTTTTGGTGATGGTATGGTTTACACGGTTATTGCCAAAGTCATAGAACAGGTTGGCCACATAATATTGCTTTATCCTTCCAGCCTTTTGCCCGGTGCGGTACTTGACGGGGTCGCCTATCTTGTAGCCCACCCCTTTGCGAAGGAAATATGCACCGACTTCCAAGAAGTATTGGTGCTTTGGTGCTTTGTGCCTGATAAGGCTGAATATTCTAAGTAATAGTTCCATATCTATTTTTAAATGTGCCTTAAAGGCTTATCCTAATTTTAAACTAATGGACTGCAAATGGTTTTCCTGAAATTCGACACTTCGGTTATACAGAGCTTCATCGAACGCCCGCATGTTTTCAAAGACATCGTCCATCACCTCAAGGTAGGTACTTAACGATATGCGGTTTTCCTTGTCCAAGTCCGCCAACTGCTTTCGCCACTTGCTTGCCCCGTCATCAATGCGTGCCAGTTCCGTGTTGTATTCCCCGATCTGTTCCCTGTACTTCTTGATGGCCTTTTCCTTATTGTCAGCCATCGCCTTTCGCAGTCTCACTTTGAGGGTCTTTATTTCTTTGATATAATACAGGGTCTGTTCGGCGTACTCGCTTAGAATCTCATTGATACGCTGTCTTTGGGCATTGAATGAATTCAGTTTGGCATCCCGCTGTTCCTTCCACCCGAACTTCTTTACCCAAGTACCGATGGTCTTTTGGGTACGCCCCAATCGCTGTGCAATTTCCTTTGCCGTCTTATGATCCTTTACATACCAGTTGTATGCTCTTTTCTGCTGTGTCGTCATAGGGCAAATTTCTGCCAATGAAACGGGGACTAAAAAGACAGTTCCCAGATCGTACCGTGATCACTGTCTAAATCGTACCGAAAATCCTACCGATTTGGAATCCCAATTTTTTAAACCCACAAGCAGCCACCAATTTTGCACTATCGAAATGATAATACCAACGTGAAGTGGACTAAAATCATAGCATTCATGAATGGCCAAAAAAAAGAAGTTGGCCGCATAGAGGCAAGCACATCAGGTGAGACTGCCTACTTCAAAATTATTGGGCGTATCTGGTCATGGTCGGCAGACGAGGAAAGCACCTTCCGGCGTGAAGTTGAAACGGCAATGGCAAACGGGGCAAAGAAAGCTATCGTCTATGGTAGCAGTGAGGGCGGAAGCGTCTTTGCTACCTATGAGATTGCCAACCTGCTAGACAAATTCGGGGCGGACAATGTGCATATAGAGGTGGGATCGCTCATGGCATCCGCCTTTACATACCTGACATCCCGATTCCGTACCATCATCAAAAGCAATACGCAAGGAATGATCCACATGCCGCTTACTTCTATAAGAGGTAACATCAAGCAGGTAAAATCGGATTTGAAACTGCTTAAAAACATCACGGAAGATTATGCCAGTACCTATGCCAAGAAGACAGGCAAAACGATAGATCAGATCAAGGCCCTGTGGAACGACGGGGACTATTGGATGAACGCCAAAGAATTGAGAAAGGAAGGTTTTGTGGATGCCATAGAAGGTGAGATCGAAGCCTTTACAAAAGCCGATGTGATGGCATTGGTGGCCTGTGGCGCACCTGTAATCCCCAAAGAGCAAACAACAAGTAAAAGTAAAACGAAAAATAATCACAAAATGGACAAAGAAGAATTGATCGCCCTTTATGGGCTAGACGCCAAGGCCAGTGATGAAGACATCATGGAAGCGGCAAAACAGGCAAAGGTCGATGCCATGAAGCATCGAGCAGCCGACAAAGAGGCCACCGAAAAGGAAACCGAAGTCACCGCATTTGTCGATTCCTTGATTAAGGACAAGAAGGTAACTGCCGATAAGCGGGACAGCCTTATCAAATTGGGCAAAGGAGATATGGACAGCCTAAAGGCCATGTACAAGGATGCCCCAAGCGTTTTACAATTGACCAAAGAATTGAACCCGAAATCCACACAAGCGGAAGCAGGCAGGGAAAAATGGACTTTGGAAGATTATTTGGAAAAAGACCCGAAAGGCTACGAAGCCCTGAAGACAGACAACCCCGAAAAGGCAAAGCACCCCGAACTGGATACGTTGAATAGTGCCAGTAAGGTGTCCATGTGGCGTCTTTGGGTTGATGTGGTGGCGTTCTGTATTTGGTTGCATGAACTGATCGTGGAAAAGAATGCCGAAAATTCAAGACCACACACCCTACGTTGGTATCGGGAACAGGCCTTGTCCTTTCAGGATGGACACCAGCTGATATGGAAGGATGGGCAGTTTGGTTATGAGGCTAGCGACGAAGCTACGCAGATCATCAAGCGGTGTGCCGTTAATGAGACTTTGACGGGGTCTTTACAGATAAAGGTGGCGACCCTTAATGGAAACGAACCACAGCCGATCACCGACACGCAGTTAAGCCGCTTTAAGTCATACCTGAATCAGATAAAGGATGCAGGTAATAAGATCGAGGTCATTAACCGTGAACCTGATTTGCTCAATATCGTGCTGGAAGTGGAAGTGGACGATCAGGCCTACAACCTTAACGATGGGTCTTTGATATTGAATTCATCGGAAAAGCCAGTGGAAAAAGCCACTTACGACTTTTTGAACCACTTGGAGTTCAACGGAGCATTCTTTAGAACCTTCTTTAAAGACCATTTGCAATTGGTGGATGGTGTCGAATTGCCACTTATCCAGTCCATCAAGTGGAAACGGGCAGAATTCCCATTTGAGGAAATCGCCGAAAGACAGATACCCGATGCGGGGTACTTTAAAATCAATTCATTAACGATCACTTATAAGAAGTATGCGATACAGTGAGATAAAATACAGAACCTTGAGCACATGGTTTGTCATTACCTTTTTAAGACAGGTAAAACAGATCAAATGGATATACAGCTTACTTGCACCACTGCTGTCCCTTTACGATGATATTCTATACAAGATGCAGCACGATGGGCGGGTGATCTACTTGGAAAAGGTACTGAATGAAAAGAACAATGTCGTAGGCTATGACCCGAACAATCACGAAAACACCAAACAGATTCGTATTACCGATAACTATGTACCCAAAGCACAATGGCTGTACTTGGAAATAGAAGAACGCCCACTATTTGAACCCATTGTATTGTACAAGCAGGCGGAACTGGATGTAGTGGACGAAATATATGCCGATTTCACGGTACACGTTCCCACAGCTTTGACCACAGACACAGGCGCACTGGAACGGCTACTGGATTATTTTAGGCTGGCTGGTAAGCGATTTAAAATAAAGATGACATGAAGAAAACAATTGACTTTACAAGGGAAGGTGGATTCCCATTTACTCAAGATACACTGGACTTTATGCAATCTGCATATCGTTCCATTTTACAGACCCTTATCGGCTATTTAGGTGTACCCACTAGCGGGTATTATATTATTTCAGGGGTGCAGACCTCGGGAAGTAACCTGACTGCTGGATGGGTGGTAATAAACGGTGAAGTATTACCATTTAAGCAAGGTGTAAAAGGGTCTTCACCTAGAATAAAGATTGAGGAAAGTAGAATCGCTGTGGACTATCAAAATCAACCCAATCAAGAACCTTATATTGAACGATGGGCAAAAGTAAGCCAAACACAAGGGCAGGCCTTGACATCGTTTTCGAGAATAAAACAACCCGCTGATTTTCTGCCACGTAATGAAGCTGATTTTGTCAAGTTAAATGGAAGTAGTTCAATGCTTGGAACTTTGGATTTAAACGGGCATAACTTGCGTTTCACTGGGCAGGTTCAAGGTTCAGGAAATTGGGATGGAATTAAATTTGATGACGGTTCTACCTCACAATTACAGCCCGGTACTTTTGACTTTATGGATGATGTAGATGATAATAACCCTGCGGTAACAGGTAATGCCAATTTACGAGCAGGTAAATTGGGGCTTGGCACAACACCGGGCGATGCCTCTTTACATATAAAGAAAAGTAGAGCAATAGCAATGCTTGAAAACACTAACGCGTCCCAATGGTCTTTTTTAAGAATTAAAGGATCGGGAATGAATTTTTGGGATATTGCCCAATTTGGAGATAATTCTCGCCTAGAATTTAGACCAAAAGGGAGTAATACCAATGCTATGTCCGTTCATCAGAATGGGAGTGTTGGTATTAGTACACTATCACCTGCACAAAAGTTCCATGTAAATGGTGGACGAATGCGCATCCAATCACCATCAGGATATGGTGATATTGGCGCAGCAAATACAAGCTGGTTTCATTTTGGTACTGATCGTCCAAACTTTCATTTCAATAAAGGATTAAGAGCTGACGGTGATGTAGGTTTGTATAATAGAAATACATATATGAGAGCCAGTGATTCTGCTCTTATATCTGCCGGACACATCTATGCAAATAATCATATTTATGGACGTTCAGTAAATGGTCAATACTCAAATTTATATCGTTTTGGAGGGTTATATTTTACTTGGGATTCTGATTCCCATGGAACAAATACCCATCATTCGATACGAAGCACATACGGTGACACTTATGGCGATAACTTAACCATAAATTCCTTTAATCATCTTAGGGTCAACCTTGATTCAAATAACAATAATTCAGGCAGTAAATTTGAGATAGGACATGGTACAACAACTACAGATAACACTATCTTTTATGTTAATGATGCAGGCTTTTTGTACACGCACGGAGATATACAAGCAAATGGCGCATATTACAAGGGAAATGGTAAGAACGTCATACAGTTTTCCGATAGTTGGTTAAGACTTAATCCATCCAATAATTTTTCAAGTGGAATTCATTGTGCTAATTCTATACTGCGTACCGACAGACAACTGGAAGTCGGAGGTGGTGGCGAAAGTTTCAAAGCAAACAGTTCAGGGGCTTGGGTAAAGGGTAAACCAGTAATGACTTATCTAAGAAAGGCACGCTATTATCTTGGTAATCCCGATACAGATCAAACATATACCATATCCTTCCCTTCAGTGGGTACAACAAACTACTTTGTGATAGGGAATTTACAATCTAATAATAGCAACTGGGATAGAAGTAACGATGTGATACTTACCATTGGGTCTAAATCTTCCACATCCTTTCGTGTACATCTTCGTGAAGTATCACCCGCACAGCAGATGTACTTTGATTATGCAATAATACCATTCTAATACACACGATTATGACAACAGATAATTTAACAACCACAGATTTAACGAGTTTTGGAAACCTCCTTCTTTCAGAGCAAAGGAAGCAGTACATTGGCAAAGACCATCAAGATCAGGATGGCATGCCGATTATGAGAATTGGAAACACTTAAAAGGTTAGAATGCTATGTTTGGGTCTAGGTCTAAATACTTTCATCAATCACACCATGTCCTTTCTAAGAATAGAAGAGATATGGTTACTTATTTGACTATTAAAGGGTACACAGAAGCCGAAATAAAGCCCTATACGGACGCTTACGACTACTTTTGTTATCATCCATCAGAATTTGACGGTGCAACCATTGTAAAGGACTTGGTGGACTTGTACGACCTTGATTTGGACGCTATGCTTCACGACTACGAATACATCGTACACAAGGCCGGCCACAACTTCAAAGATAAATGGACATCCGATCTACGCTATGCAAAGGGTATCGATCGAAAGGGCAAAAGTGCTTATGCAGCTTGGTCACGATTTGTGGGACTTCTGCTTACTGGCATCCTGTTTGTGCCTTATACCAATATCAAAACGTATCTATCCAATTAA